GCCTGTTATTGCTCCGGTAACATTGAGTGTGTTTAACGAGGCATCTGATCCACTAGTTATTACACGTTTCCATGATGGCATATGTTGAAGGTATTATGATAGGTTACTAGATTAGTTCTAGCCCACTTCCCTTACGGGTCTATAATATACTATAAATATCTAAGAACTACCTTTACTAGCTTGTTGTCTAAGAATTCTCTCTAATCCTTTAGCTTTTTTACTTTCCTCCTCCTTAACGTGAGTATCTATTTGTAAAAGTTCTCTATCTATTCTAAGCTGTAAATTTGCTACAAATTGAGCAGATACTCCTGTTATTTGTATTATGTTAAGTGATTGTCGTAATAACTTAATCTCATCTAGTGTTAAGTTTTCTATTGTGTAAACGTTCATATCTTCTTTATTTCATTTCGTAAAAGGTAGTTATTTTTTCTTTAAGAACCTACTACCAAAAAAGAGCCGTTAGGCTCTTATTTTTTTTCTTGAAAGGCTAGCTCTCCTGATATTTTTACCCATATTCTGTAGAACATTTCAAACTCGTGTCCTATATAACTGGCGGTTCTTAACTTCTCTAAAATAAACCTTAATTCTTCCGAAGTAAAAGACTCCTCTTGTGTAGGTTCAACTACTTTTTTCTTATCCAATAATCCCATTATAACGTTTTTAATTTTTTAATTTTTATGAATACATAAATATGTCTCCTGCTGTTGATGTGTAAATTGCTCCTGCTAAAGCAAACTCTCCTGTTAATGGTTTGGTTGCTCCGTGACTTCCTTCTGTAAATACGTGTGATATAAATGATCCACTTACCCCATTAGAAGCAGTGGTGTCCAACGTATTTGCTGTATCTGCTAGTCCATTTTGAAATCCCCATCTAAAAGTAGCTGAATCATATCCAAATGCAATATTTCCTGCTGCATATGCTCCCCTATCTACCACAATACCGCCATCCGTTGTATTATTACTAGATCCCGATGCTACTAATATAAACTGATCTTCTACTAATAGGTTAGCTGTATTAAGGGTAACTGTTGTCCCAAGTACTATTAGGTCTCCTCCTACTGATATATCTCCTGTAGTTGTTAAACTAGTTGCTGAAGCAACTCCTAAGGTTGGTGTTACTAAGGTTGGTGAAGTTGCAAATACGTTTGCACCTGTTCCTGTTTCATCTGTAAGTGCATTTAACAGCTGTAAAGATGTAAAAGAACCTAAAGATGTTGCATTACCTACCGATGTTACTGCTCCTGTTAGGTTAGCATTGGTTGTAGACGTTATTCCCGTTATTCCTGAACCGTTTCCTTCAAATGAACCTGAAAATGAACCAGAATGTGATAGTCCCGTTGCTGCTGTTGTTCCTACAATATTTCCAGAACCGTTTATTGCAGTTGTACTAAGGTTACCTGTACCTCCCCCTATTACTACCTGTCCGGATGTTAGGTTATCTACCTGTAGTGTTGCTAGATTAGCTCCACTTCCGGAGACTATTACTTTTTTCCAAGTTGCCATATTGTCCTTTTGTTATATTTTAATTATAAATAGTGTTAATTATTGAATCCAAGAAAAAAAGCATCACTGGAGCTATAGAAAAGCCCTCCGCTTACCGGGGTGGGTGTGCTTAGTTGTGGTGTCATTTCTAAAATACCCTCTGTGTTTACTTTAAGTGTCTCTGTTCCTGCTACTGTTATCGAGAAGTAGTCTTGCACTCCGTCGAAAGAAAGCTGTAAAGAACCTGTTACCCCGATATTTCTAGTAGTGTTCCAGTACGACCCTGTCTGTGTAAAAATACTACCTCCTTCTGTTAAATCTACTCCGTTTAGAAATATTGAACCTGTTACATTAAAGGAACCTGTGTATATCGAATCTGCTAGAATAGTATCTATCTGTCTCCATGTTATTAGTGCCATGTTTCTATGTAAATTTTCCTATTAATACTATCTGATCTCTACTTTCTAAAGTAAATTCTAATCCCGTGAATGTTACCGTTATATTATTTCCATTTTGAACAATCTCCCATGTTATGTCCGGTATAAGAACTCCATTAATGTATACCTGAAAGTCTTTTTCGGTTATGTTAGGAAATCCTGGGGGTGGGTTAGCTATTATACGGTTGTTAAATGTAGCAGAATTGGGTGTTACGGTATCTGCGATTGCAGTGCTTGATAGTCCTGCATATGTAATCTCTACTGTCGTCATACCCCCTATTCCCCCTGTTGATACCGAGGTATCGTAGAACCTTACCGGAGCTGTTCTTTCTTCAGATTTAGCTAACGTGTAGTATTTCCGATGTACCTGCTGTTTCAATTTTAAATTTAATAGCTGATTTAGAAAACATTTTCTTAGGGGCTGCTACTGATGCATTTATTTGATCGTTTATAATGTATCCTGCCATTTTTATTTCAAAAGTAGTCTTAACTGTACGGTCTTGTCCTTCTACCAGTTCTACAGCTGTAGAGTAGGAGTCAATAGATGTTCTAAACTTAAATCTTTCTGGATCTCCCCAATAGGAATCTGATGCAAAATTAACAGCCTCTATAATTTTGTTCATCTGTTCTACATACTCGGTAAAAATAATACAAGTATAGGTTAGATTAACATAGTCCGGCATAATAACACCGTAATATTCTTTTACTGGAATTCTATTTGTCAAGCTAGAAAACTGATCGTATATATTTTTCTTTGAGTATCTTGTTTCGAAGATTCCGTAGTGTAGGGGTGTATTAGCATCCATCTTATTCCCTAGTGTCCTATTTCTCTCCACAGAGTTCCTCTTAAACATAATAATAGGTGTCTGAATTTTTCCATCTTTGTCTCTGTAATGGCCCTCCGCCTGTACGGTCTTCCACCTTTCCGGTGATCCGTATATGAAAGGTACCGGTATTCTTACGCCGTTTTGTACTACAGAAGGTCTTATAACGTTATTAAAGTAGAAAACAATTGCAGAATCTATATCCTGTAACCCTACTGTAAAATCTTTTACCTCATCATTTTTTCTAGTTCTTTGATTTTCTCTCCTCTTATTTGAAGGAACAGGGCCTTTGCCTGTAGGTAAGTAAGGTTCTATTGTTTGTTGAGATATTTCAACTTGTGTTTTTGGTACCGGTTTTCTATTGAGTGACATTATAATCTTGTTCTTGTTATTGCAACCCTATCTGCTCTTGTCAGATGAGTTGTTAGTAATAGGCTTATAGATGCTCCAAAATTTGGACCATATTCTGTTAGGGTATAGTTTTGATCTTTCCCTAGGAATAGTTGATTTTCGTTTACGTTTGTCACTTCAAAATAGTTTTCTGACCAGCAAACAATATCTCCGATTTCAGGTTCTAAATCAGCATCTAAGCAATCCTGTCTTAGTAGGTTGAAGTTTGTTGCTCTTTGTACATCTGGTCCAAAATCATCTGTTGTTGTTGTTTGATCTCCTCTTACTATTAGACAGTTAAGTTTTAGTGGCGACCAGTATATTCTTTCTGTAGCTTCCCCATACATGTTTGCTGGTGTATATTCTAGTGAAAGTTTGTAAAACAGTATTTCCTGTTCTACTACACTTGATAGTAGTTCCCTGTTAATAGATGTAAATAGTCCCCAATCTCTTTGACTTCCAAATATCATAATTTACCTGCTTACTTGTTCAACTGTTTTATGTGCTACGTCTACTTTTTTAATATTTGGTACTAACCTAAAAGTATCCTGTCTCAGCTTATCGTATACCTGTTGTGCAGGATGTGATGTTAGTACCTTTACTTTTAGTACCACTGTATGTGTATCTTCGTTAGATTCTATAGCTGATACTCGTGTAACTCCAGGCATAGCCCTAACAAAATCAGCTACTTCAGATGCTGAAATAATATCTAGGTGTCCTACCCTCATTAACCCTTGATAAAGGGTAAAGGTTTTCTCTTCTTTTAATATCTTTTTTATTCTTCTCATTATCCTACGTATATTACCATTGGAACTTCTTTTAAAACAGTATTTAAGAAAGTTGATTCTTGTGACTTTCTTTCCAGTTGTGCCAGTTTTGATGTTTTCTCTAAAATATCTCTTAAGTTTACTATTAGTGCTTCTTTTTCTGCCCTAGCATCTGTTAGTAAGTCTTGTTGGTTTAGTGTTACTTCCGAACCCGGTATAGGTACTGTTGTGTATTTTCCCCTTATGTACCCTAATAGTTCTTTTGATAAAGCCAAAGTATACCTGTAGATCCATTGCTGTCCAATTGAATTTATCTGTGAATATACGGGGTTGTTATACGGTACGTTTGATATATTAGAGATTGGAGTTGTTCCCGCTCCTGTTGCTCCTCCTGCTGTATTAGGATTATCATCAAGTGTTTGCTTGTCTGTTAACAGGTAATACTCAAACCAAATATGCCCTTCCCTTTTCGGTACTGGAAATAATTTAAGTTGATTATCTACTATTTCAAAAGAATATGCTGATTTCCTTACCTGGTCATTAAACTCGATTGCTTGTACTTTCAGTATATCAAATGATATTGGCATTAACATAAAGTTCACACCCGGTGAATATGTCCCAAAGCCAAAAGAATCCATTAAGGATTGCATTCCTGTACCTGTTCCAGCGTATGGATCAAAATATCTCAATATAGCTGGTGGTGCCTCGTAAAAAACTTTTCTTATTTCTATAGAACCTGTAATACCCTGTTCTACTGCCCAGGCATTCAGATCATATACCTGTTGTTTCGGCCTTACAGCAAGTGATCCCGAATATCTTCTAACGTTTCCTCCTACACCAGCTTCTGTGCCGTATGCAGATGAAAGTCTTACTGTATTTTGTAGTGATGGTGATAGTACTGTAGAGTTTAGGGGAGCAGAAGAAACTCCTGCATCTATTCCCGACGTTGCTCCTTCAAGTACAATATAGTTCTGTACTACCTGAGCTTGATAAACTTCGTTTCCGTATGTTGTAATTGCTTCTTCAAAACAAGCGTAAAAAGATCCTGAATATAGTTCAACCTCCATTAAGGGGTACCCTAAACGTGTAGCACAATAGGTAGCTACCTTGTCTGAAGATGATACGAAATATGCATCTGTATCGTAAAATCCGAAAGGTGTTTGTCCAGCTTCAAAGTTGGATGTACCGTTCCATATGGTAATATTTGCCATTAAGGTTTATTTTATTAATAAATAGTTGGGATTTACCAATAAGATATACTATAGCCCGTGTTACCCGTTCTACCTTGTCGACTCTGTTGTCTCTATGTACTTTGGTCCAACGAATGTCTTTGCTCCGTATTCAGCTTTGTCGTAGTATATCGACTCTCCTCCTCCAGTTTTTCCATGTACAACCAAATTTATTGCATAGCTGTTAGTAAATACAATCATATCCTCCCACGTTACATCAAATTCTCGACCTGTAGCTTCTATTCTGTCTCTAGTCATACTAGATAAGCTTCCCAATAAATCAACTGCTCTACCCTTTACTACGTTTTCTCCCCCCCTTACTTTTCTTCCAATTTTCCAGTAAACTGGTCTTGTAATAAGTATGTTACTTAGAAGGTCTCTTATGTTCACTACCTTTGTTGGGTGTCTTCCCTTTTCTGATTTGGGGAACAACTTAGATAGTTCTTCTTTTTTTCTAGAAGGTGTATAATATACGTACCCTACTGGTACTGTGTACTGTCCCTCTGTTGAAATAAGTCTAACCTTATGGCCTGTACTACCTAAGTTACGAACGTACAGTATTCCCCGGTTCTTATTGTCCGTACCTTTTGCGATTACCTCTAAATTAATTATTTCACCGTTATATTTGTTCATAGTCTTAAATACTGCCACTTTTGTCCAAGCTATGTTAAAATACTCTGCCACAGCTTCAAGATTTTTTAACTCAGAACCACTATAGGTACCAAAGTCAACCACAGTCCCCTTACCTCTCTTTATTTTTTTACCCAGATTAATAACTATTTCGGGTATTTCGGTAAATCTTTTTATGTCTCCAAGTGTTACACTTCCATTAAGCGAAATAGAATCTTCAAGGTGTTTTGGATAAGTTCTCGGAAATTGAGTGAGTATTATTTTATGAGCAACTAAGTCGTTTGGTAGTGATTGAATTTGAGTGTTACTTAGGATAAGATTTCCTCCTACTACTAAGCCATTTGGTAGTGATTTAATTTGAGTGTTTCTTAAATTAAGATCTCCTCCTACTGTTAAACCATTTGGTAGTGATTGAATTTGAGTGTTACTTAGGTTAACGTCTTCTTCCACATCTAAATCTTCTTTAGTAAGGGAGCTTGGATCATAGAGTAGTTTTAATCTAAAGGATTGTCCACTGTTCAGTTTTTTACCTGTCTTATCCTCTATAAATTTAAAAACCTTAAGTATATTTGGTTTCATGTTACCTACTTTACAACTATATTATCTGTTTGTTGTTCTTGTCTTTAAATTGACCACTTTCGTAGTGAAATGTATAAGGTGATAGTGTATCACTTAGGTTAAATAGTATTTGATATGACGAGTTGGGATGTCTAGTAAAATATCCATCGTAGTGAGACTGGGAACCAAATATACATGATATGATCGTTGCTCCAGTTTCTCTACCCGAACATTTCCCTAGGTGTTTTCTAAATACTCTGTAGGATTCGGCGTTTCCCTTGGTTGTAGGTGGTACTTCAAAAACCTGGTATCCGTCTGTAATCCCAATAAATTTTATCCCTACTGATGCAAGTTCCCCTATTCCGGTAGATGATACAAAATTTTTGCCATCCGTCTCTCCTCTGTGTACAACGTTTCTTTCCTTAATTTCAATCGCTCGCTGTTCAAAGTATCTTACTGCCCCTACTGTATTATACCTGTTAATGTCCTGTTCTCTAAAATCTCTTTTATTTGTATTAAATACCCGAAAGAATTCTACGTACTTGTATATGTCTTCGCTTTCAATATGTTTCTCTGCTACGTGCTTTCCTAACCATAAAGTGTAGCTTACGTTACCCTTAGTAACTCCCAATATCTCATCCAAAACTTCCTGCGTAATCTTACCGGCGCTAATATATTTCTCTTTAAACGTATCGATAAGGTCTTCATTCAGTATACCTTGTACTATCTCTAGAATATTTATACTTTTCTTTTTCCCTTCGGAAAGAGAATTATACCTTTTTTCTATCTTACTTATCGTATCACTTTCGTTATATACTCCTTTAGGGTTAGGTTTTGGAGCTTCCTTTGGAGGCATTAGTGGACTAGGTCTCTTATTTGGGGAAGGTCTAGTACCCGGGACTTCTGTTGGAGAAGGTTTTGTAATCGTTTCTCTCTCCATCTCTGTAAGGAACTGTAATACCGTTTCCTTTAATTCTCTTCTACTTATTTTCACTATTAATTGTTTTTAATGTTAATTCTACCCATCTTTTTTGAGTAGGTGTTATACTGTCGTTAATTGAGTCTTCTACAAATTCATGAAACTCTGTATCTTCTAGTTTATAAACCTCTATAAAGAATAGTTCTCTCATCACATCGTTGTCGTAATCACTATCTACTACGTGTTGATTTAATGCATCGTAAATAAACTTACCGTATCGTAGATCTTCCGGTTCGTTACTTACCCTGTCTACGTTCTGTACAATTTTCCTATTACTTTCAGCATCTTTTGAGAACCCCTGAAGTGATATAAATTCATAAAGTCCCTTTACTATTTCGTGTATTAGTATTGGGAATACTACTGCTTGTGCTTTAATTATAAGAACCTCCTTATCTTCGTCCCACTCTACTTCACTTTCTCCACCTTGAGATGCTGCGTTTTGTGCCATCATAGCTAACATCATAGCTATTGCATTATCATCATCATATATTCCATATGCATTGTTTATTAATCTACTGTACCTGTCTAGTATTGTGTCGTCTAGTAGTGAAATTATATCCCTAAACACGTAGTAAGCTTTCGTTCCACGGATTGCTGCTCCTTGTGTAATTGCATTTGTTATTCTTCTTTTACTTATACCGGCTTGTTTCAGTTCCTCTTCGGAAGGTATTTCACTCTCTTCCTGGTCGTTTTGATTCAGTGTAAATTGTCCAAGCGGTACCAGTTTTGCATCAATTTTAATACCCGACTGTTTTACTATTGGGAAGACCCTATAAACAATTTCTTTTGCTAATTCTTCTAGTTGTGATATATGAGGTGCTTCTGCTTCTATTATCTCCGGTAACATCTCCATACTCTCCATTGATGCTTGCATAAAACTTTTGCCCCCTAACATAGTTCTTAATGAATCAGCACTTTTCTTTGTTAATGTATCAAATGTTTTTGTTGTAAATATTGACTTGTATTCTGACATATTACTATTTGTTAATAAATAGTTGTTTAACCCCTAACCCTGTTTACTTAATTTAACACAACTTACTTCCGTCCTTTTCCCTTGGTTATGCTTTCCTCCTTTCTCTGTATTATTAAAACCAGGTGTTTTTTTCTAAATTCTCCATACAGTAAAACATAATCATCCGAGTGTATTTTAGAGTGTTTGTGTTATGGGTGACTTCCCATTCCACAACTTGGGACTGTCTCTTTACAGATCCTACATTCATGTGGCGTATAGTCTTTTTGTCTTTTCATAATGCTAATAAGTTTCTCTACTATAAATATAGTGAATTATTCTTACCAAACAAACATAAAAAAAGAGGACCGTTAAGTCCTCTTTAGTTATTATGATCTTTTTTAGATTATATTTTATTAATATCACTAATAAATATTTTAGCATAAAATTCTGGTCGAACCATTTTCTTAGCATATCTGGTCATAATTCCCTTGCGAGGTGTAAAAGTCGCTGGATCATATACTAGTGGAGTCATCATTAATGGAATATATGGAGCATAAACTGCACCTGTTTCCAAGAATTGAGATCCTCTATATCCCAGTAATATAACATTCTCAGTCATATAAGGATTTTTATAAACTCTAAAACGTGAGTTTAAACTTCCAACTTTTTGAACACCCATTGCGAAGTCCATTTTGTCACCGTTCGTATCTGCTGCATATCCTGGAATAGATTCAAAGATTGTAGCTACACTTGGAGAACATACTAGGAAGTTAGCACCACCTCTTAAGGTTTTTTGGTGAATCTTGTTAGA